GAAACGCTTTCATCTTGTCGGTATACTCCGTTGCAAGTTCCATTGCTTCATTTAGTGATTCTACTGAGTCTTCTGATATCCAATCCATGCGTGTTCCTTTTGTTCACAAAAGTTGGGAAAATTTTTACAGGCGAGTAGAGGGTTCCCCCTGGGCTGCCCTTGGGTATGCTACCCCTACCCCTGGTTTATGTATAGTAAATTTATGTATAATTATATTAAAAAAGAATATAATATTATCTGTTCTTTTGTCGGTAAATGCTGCCAAGTTTCTAAATGTTTCTTTTTCTTTGTTTCCGTTTGGTTTCTGTTTAGTTGTTTAGATATAAAAAAATTTTATTATCTTGTTGCTTTGTGTACGTTTTGTTTACTATATTCTAATATGGGAATTAATAAAAAAGGTAATAAAATGAAAAAACAATTAACTAAAAAAGAATTAATTAGTAAAATCGAATCTTTAGAAAAGATATATAAAATAAATGAAGATCTAAAAATGTATGAGGCTTGTATTATAAATAACGAGCTAATCACATATTATAGCAATGAGCTTAAAGAATTAAATAATAAATAAACAACTAAGGGAATAAAATGAAACATAAAAATAAATACATTGTGAGCGTAATAAACCAAGATAGAACTTTCGAAATAATTACGCCAATTGATAAAAAAGAAACTCACTTTGAAACAAAAAAACAAGCTTTAACTTTTAAAGATTTAGCGATTAAATCTAATTTATTTTTAAGCGTTGAAGTATCAAAAATTAATTATTAATAATAAAACTAAGGGAAATTAAAATGAAACTTACAAAAAATATAAAGCTATTAAGTGATCCTCAAGCAAACTACAAAGCAAATAAGAATATTAAATTAAATAATGAAACTTATTTTCTAAGTTTTGCGCACTCTGATTTATCAGGATACAATGTATGCCCTATGGCTAATAAACTAAAAGCCAATGAAAATAACCCAAATAAATCAAATTGTTCTCAGGTTTGCGTTGGTTATAATGGCAATGCGAACAGATTTAAATCAATAATGGAATCAAGAATAAATAAAACTAAAATGTTTTTTGAGGATCGTCAAAACTTCATGAATGCTTTAGTCAAAGAAATTCATATGGCAATTGATCGAAGCAATAAAAAAGGGTTTGAGGCTTCATTTAGATTGAATTCATATTCGGATATTAATTGGGAAAAAATCAAGATTGAAAAGTTCGGTAATAGTTCAATTTTTGAGCTGTTTCCAGATGCTCAATTTTATGATTATACAAAACTAGAAAATAGAAATACCCCTTCAAATTATAGTTTGACCTATTCACACTTTGGAAAGTGGAATGCTACAAAAAAAGCAATTAAAAAGGGTCTAAATGTGGCAATGGTATTTAATAAGCAAGATAAATTGCCTAAAAAATACAATGGTTTAAGCGTGGTAAATGGTGACGAGAACGACCTACGAACCCCTAAAAATGATGGAAAAGGCGTTATTGTTGGTTTATTAGCTAAAATGAGTAAACAAGCAATTGAAAACGAACTAAAAAAAGAGCAATCTTTTATCGTTAATGCATAGCTGATGAGCCTAAAAAAGGCGAGACAAGCGCAAAAAATGCGCTTGTCTTATGCTAGTATTTATTAATCAACTAAGGAATAAAACAAAATGAATAAAAAAGAAATATTGAAAGAGCTGCCAAGTGTATTATTTTTAGGCTTTTTAGCGTACGTTTTACTAGTGATCGCTTTTTCACTTTAACAACTAAGGAATAAAACAAAATGAGAATATTTATTATAAAATTATTAATTAAAATATTATATCCAGGTGCAAAAAATGTATCTATTATTTGGAATAATGGATTAAAAGTTAAAACCTATTTATAAAAGGAATAAAAAAAAATGAACATATTTATTTTAGACGATACGATCGACTTTTTACTAGAACAACCTGATTTTTTAGAACATATTGAAGAAATAGAGCACTTGAAAATGGAATCAAATACTATTAAAGCTGGATTAGGCTTAATAGATACGAACATTGAAACAATATTTTCTAAAAATATAATATGGGAAAATATCAATAATTCAAATTTTAAAGCCTAAAAATCAATATTTTGGCTTATATTTTTTAATAATATTTACTCCAGGGTAATTTTTATTTTCTAATAATAATATTGCCAGGGTAATTTCTAATAATTAAAACGAGAGGGTATCTTCTTCAATTCCAGGAAACTTTTTGCGCAATCGATTTCTGGCAGCCAATTTATCTCTATTGTAATAATACTTACCCTTGAAACACTTGGTCATCTCATCGACTTCTGTAATAGGGTGCCATGTAATCGCTAGTTTACAATGGACTACATCTTGTTCATTTTGGTAAGCATATGGACATTTCCCTGATTCTGCGTGTTTGCATGGGCTATCCTCTCTAATAATATGGAACTCAGGGTCTATAATATTATGGAACGAAGGGTCAATTAGCTCTTCAAAGGTTTTTTTGGTTTTCTCTTTATTTTCCACTTTGTCTACACACACACAGTGTCGTATCTGTCGTAAACTACTAAAAAATGTCGTACGTGTCGTAAAGTACGACAGTTACGACAGTTACGACATGGGGTGTGTTACGATTCATCTTTGATAATTTCTAGGTCTGTTTTCTTGAATAATCCCTGTTTTTCCTTCTTGATCAACCCTGCTGTAAGTAAATCAGCAATCCATCTATCTCCTGTCCTACGTGTCAAATTGAACTGATTTTCGACCACATTTAAGAACCTCATAGTATCAAATCTGTCATCCATTTCATCCAGAGCCTCTTTATATTGACCTAGTTTGTTTACAGGCAAGAAGTGAACCGAAGGATTCTCAACGATACCCTTCTTCGTAAACAAATGCGTATCATTCGACCATTGCAGCAGAAAATGATGGTGCGATGCGTTGCTAATCCTACTCTTCACAATGCGCATCAACCGATACTCTGTATTTACTGAGCTTCTACCAAGCAATATCCCAAACTCTATCCAATTCTGCAAACTACTCGCACCTTGCATACGCTCTAAGCTTAACTCGGTCTCACCCATGCTCTTATTAAAGTGAGCAACGAGTATGAGCGATATATCATTCTCAGTTACCACGTTATCAATCCTACGCAACAACTTCTTGATCTCATCATTTCTCGATAGGTTCACATTCGTACTCGCATATAGATTATCCACGATAAGTAACTGTGGCTTTACCTTCTCTACTGTATTCCCTATCTTCTCCCACACATCATCGAATGTCTCATTATCGAACACATTGATGTGTAAATTCTGGAGTCCCTCATGCGTTACATGGAGATTCGATATAATCTTCTGTATCCTACGATTGACTTCATCGTTCGATATCTCCAGGTTCACATACAACACACTATAGTCTTTCTTTATCGCATGACCCATGAACTCTCCGATACCACACGCTATCCGTACCGCCATCTCCATCACAAAGTAGCTCTTGTTCGCACCTGTCATACCACCGATCACTGTCTTCACACCTTTAGCAACCAAGTCTTCTACAATCCAGTCTACAGGTTTCGGTGTTATCTTTAATAAATCCGCAGCAGTGGTGACCTCAAACGATTTCTTGCCTTGACCGAGTATATCATCGATACGCACACCATTCTCTGCGTGATCTGTAATATCCTGACCAATATCTGACCCATTAGGGTGTATGACTGTTTTAACTCTACCCATTGCGCAACTGCTCCACGAGACTAATTGAGCCATTGACCCCTGCCTCATCATTATCATACATTACACCAATCTCCTCAAACTTGCGTAATATATCGATATACTGTGCAGGAATTTTACTCATACACCCTGCGGTCAAACATATTGCTTGATGTCCTTGTGAAATACTTGTTATCACGTCTTTTTCTCCCTCTACGATTAATAATGGCTTACGCAGGTCATACGTTCCGAATTTATACATCGGATATATTGTATTTCCATTGTGTCCTTTAATTCCATGTTTTTTATGCCACTTGATATTCACCAATCTACCTTTTATGTCATGAATACCAAATACCAAACATTGCTTTTTAACATCATACCCTACCAAGCAATCTATGATAACCTTCTTATTCCATCCGTATTTCTTCTCTGCAGCCTTCATAAATTTGCTCATAAAGTAATCTTGATACGCAAACATCAACGTAGCCCAAGATTCATCAACAACCTTGAACTTTTGCACTGCGTCAAACCTAGGCTTCGGAGCGTAGGTCTTTTGTGTGTCTACGATTCCCATTTTATCCTTAAATGCCCTGATACCACCCTGACCACATCCACTTCTACAGATCCACGCACCTTTTTCCACATTGAATCCAAACGAAGGCTTGGTGTCCTCATGAAAAGGACACTTAGCAATATACTCATCGCCATAAGATTGTTTGATACCATCCAGGTATGCACTAAAAAAATTAAGATAATCCACTCTCCCTCCTTAAATTTTAAGGTTTAAATAGTTGTTTTGCCATATCATCCATAAAAGTATCTTGGTATATTCTACCATAAGACCTTTTAGCGTGCGATGATATCTCGTTCATTATATCTACAAGGTTAAATCTTTTGCATAACTCAAAGAATATAGATAGTGTAGACTCAGATAGCTTGACATTATCTCCAAAAGTAGAGCTATTGCTGATCTGATAGTATGTATCTCCGATGTTTATCATATTACCGATAATATCAAAATGCATCTTTCTGGCAGTCGTAGGTCTCAAAAGCGAGCCTGAACTAGTCTTTGGGTAATAATTGATAATATCATTAAATGCATCGGATATCTCAAAGTGTTTCTTTTCTTTTTGTATCGTATCCTTAAAATCATACCTGTCCACATTAAGAATATTAGAGTCCAGGTTATAATAATCCCAAACTGGAACCCACATCGCCAAATGTTCACCAATCGCCTGAAAATCAAACCATTCACCTCTAACCCTACCATAATCCAATACCTTATGTATCATACCCTCAGCTTCACGATGCGTATGCACACTGCCCAACACGAACAATTCTCTTGGGCTTGAGGTCTGCAGCGCCTTCAGTCTTTGCTCAGGGGTATTGTCTGTCCATCCGATCTTAACATATTTGACGTAATATTCTCCGTCTCTGTTGCGGTATGGCTCACTTGTCTCATTATAAGGGATTGCTTCCGCTATAAAATAAACGTATCCCTTTTTAAATTCATACCAGTCGGTCATTACTGCTTCAACTTATCTAGCTCCAAACAGCACAAAAATACCTTCCATCCCCAATCTAGCTGTTTGCGACTAATGTTGTGATGCGTGAACGCACCTGTATTCTTATCGAGCCTCAGTACATACCCATATTCAATCTTAGCCTTCGGTTGCATCCTTTCGTACATATGGCAGTAGGCACCAAGCTGTATAATATGGTCATCATACAAAAATTTGCTCGTTTTTATGTCTCCAATAACCACCTGACCACCGATTTTTGCTACTTGGTCAGCTGTACCGCCTACTTCTAGCTCATCATCGACCAAAACTAGCTCTGTACCGATAAATTTTGGTTTATACGCTCTTCTCCACTGCTTAAAAGCCTCGAATCCATTGTTTGCCTTCTCGATTTGCTCGGCAGAATAGCTAGAGGTCTTCGGAACTTCGTTCTTTATGTCGCATTCCACGAGATAATGGGTCAAAGTTCCAATATTTGCAGCCTCTTTCAGCACTAACTCAGGATCATGTCCTGATAATGCCTGTCTTCTAGCCCATCCTATCAATACTTGCTTGTTCCATCCTAGATTTCCACCTAAAATCGTGGTAACTGACCGACATTTCTTGCCTTTTGTTGTTATGTAACTGCCACCATGTGCTTTAGTCCTCGCCATTTTCATACTCCTTTACAAATTCTAGTTCTCGTTCTAACTCTTGACGCATAATCTTATAACACGCATCCGACATACTGCATTGATGCATTGTAGCATAGACTCGCAACGCCCTTACAAGGTCTTCCCTGAGACTCAGTCTCATCTTAACTGTCTCTTCAACACTTATCTTAGTAAATAACTGTTTATTTAGTTTGGGCTTTAGCCTTTGAATTAAGCGAATTTCGAGTTTTGCTCTCTCATCTATGGTATCAGTCGCCCTAACCTTTAAATAGGCGAATTTAGCCCTTTTAGGGTGTGTGCGTATGCGTTCTCTTACGTCTTTTGATTGCCCTATGTATATGAGCTTATCATTATCATCATACATCGCATATATTCCAGGGTTTGGCTTGATATTTTCAGCTCTGATATGTGTAACCCAATTCATTTTCCCCAGACTCCCTCATCAACAAGCTGTGCGATAATTCCATAAACACTTGCATCTTGGAAGGCATCGATGTACGTCTCATTTTTTACTGCATTCTTACCATCGTTCTTAAATAAAATGGTCATTAGTCTGTTCGCTTTATCATTCATGCGAATAACTAAGGCTTTTAAGCTCATCCTTCGATCTTCTTGAAGTCTCATATTGCCGCCGAGACTTATATTTGAGCTACCATAGTCGTGTTGCTTTCGACAGAATGTCTCGTATTGTGACTGCATGATATCTTTATACCTCTTAGTCATGTTTGGGTATTTTTTCTCCATCTTAGCGATATAGTTTTCTTCCACCATCATTCACTCCTTTCTTTTTCTTTTTTCGTTGTACTTGTTTCGCAGTTCTCCCATTAGAATTTAACTGCTTATTTAAAAGTATTCTTTTGCGCTTACGCTCTTTAGCCTTCTTGTTTGGCATTTGGTTCGTTAACCCCTTTCCAGTCTTTATATCCTAAGAAATACCACCATCCATTACCATTTTTTTTAAAAAACTCTTTTTTCTCTTTAATATATAGTGGATCAGAAATTCCCTTATACTTCCAATGTCTTTTTGCTTTTGCCATGTTTTACCTTTCGTATGTTAATTTTTTTGGCAACAATTCGTTTTTTTACAACGTCCTTGGTTAAGTAATTCAGTTTCTAAAACGCCAACCTTAGAATTATCGCTTATCCAAATGCTGTTGCCAAATTTTCTTCACAGGACACTTGGTCATGTGCTTAATTCTATTCTCACCTGTTTGAAAGCCACAGACAAAATTGCCTTTATGCTTGGTTCCAAATGCGCAGGTTTTATTTATCAGTGGACAGTAACCGAACATATTCTTTAACAGGGATCACCGCAAAACTTTCACGATGATCCCCTCTGAACATAACTACATCACAGTTTCCAAGCTCAAGCCACTTCGGAATTGCTTTCCTACGCTTTGCTTGGATTTTAATGTCATCAGCAATTAAGTCAACATCAGGTTCTACTCCCATCGAGCGACCATCACTACCCCACGCTCTCTGACATTCGAATCCCTCGTCAGTCAGTTGTTCTAATAGTTCTCTCTCGTAGGCGTAGCCCTTGCGACTGCTCTTTGATGGCATTATCTAACTCCTGTTGTAGTTTTTGTATTATGTATTTAGGTTCGTTTCTGAGCTTAGAAAGGTAAATCTTCTTGCTCAGCATCCGAATCCGATTCTGCGGTGAATCCATCGACTGGTACAAACCCTGTTGTTCTGCCACCTGATTTTACAATTTGACATCCTGAAAGCCATAGGCTCATAGAATTATCTCTGTCGTTTAATCTAGGTGCAATCATTAACTTCACAACATCACCACCAAATGGTGTGTCCTCTGTTTCTTTTGCTCCTGCATCAACGCAAGGAAAACTTGTTTTTGGATTTTCACCTGCGGTGTATGTCTTGGATTTAACTTTTAGGATGTCGGTTCCGTCTTCAGTCTTTGTCTGTCCATTTATCTTTTTAGCACCTGAAGACTTTTTCCAAGCATCCATCTCTTTCTTTAGTTCAGGAGTGATTACTACGCTGATGTTATGGTCTCCTGGAGTACCAAAAAACACATCAGGTTTATGTAAATGCGACCACTTTACCTCTAACTCATCTGTTACAAATGTCTTGGGTAGCGTGGTTTCTTTTTTTGTTGCCATTCTATCTCCTTTAGCAATTAGTTATAACCAATAGTAATGCTAACACTACTATCAGTATGGTTTCTACGTTTTTCCATGATTCAAACACAACGAAATGCGCTAAATCCATTAGGAAATCAATCAACGAAGTTTTCATAGCCTCTCCTCTCAGCTTTTTTCATAATTTCCTCAAAAAGAAATAAATCAGAATTTTCCTCAGTATCAATGATATGAAGTTGATCTTTCTTTTTGACTGTGTAATTAATGTTTTTCTTATCCAAGATACGAACAATGTATTCTAACATAGACATCTTTTCGTCTTTGGAATCGAACTTTATGATACCCTTACTCATGATATGTGGGGAGCTAATCGGTTTTCAACTAAGGGAGAGTTGTAGGTAATATAACGAAAGGGTGAATAGCTCCCCATATTTAGACTATGCATTATACAAACTTTCAGGCTCTTCACCAAGAACATTCGCAATGTCAATTCGTGTCTGGCTGTCCATAGTTCTTTGACCCTTAAGCATCATATGAATTAAACTATGGCTTTTGTTTAACTTACGAGCCAACCATCTTTGGCTGCGCTCTTCGTCTTTTAGTTTTTGTTTTATTCTCTCTAAATGGTTCAAAACAAGTCCTTTCCTTTTGTCAAGTATACAAAATGTCAAATATTACTTGCAATCAATTTGTTCACAATTATATATTAATACAAACAATGGAGAGTTTTTATGTCTAAAATAATAAAACTAGATAGCGACAGATATCGCATAACATACCAAGACCCTGACCTAGGTAAACAAGTAAAGCGTGTAATTGTAGGAAAATCCAGGGCAGAACAATACTTTAATCGTGTCAATAGTATTATAGATGCGAATAAACTACAAATTGAGATTCCTCGTAAGTTCAACAATAACTACACTTTGGGTGAGTTAAAAGATGAGTTTCTTGTTTTTATTAAAAAGAATAGGAGTGAACACACTTACAAAAGATATTGTACTTCTCTCAGTAATCTTATAAAGTGTTTTTCTGTATCAATAAAGGTTGAGAGTATTAACATTGAATTATATAAAGATAAGAATAGTCATCGTAAAGCGAATGGTGTAAATGGCGATCTTAGGGCTATAAAAAGTGCATTCTCTTGGGCAAAGAGTCGTAGTAAGATTCAGTCTGAACCTATCATAAGCTATTATAAAGTTCCCAAGAGAAAAATCAACGTATTGTCTGATGATGACATCAAGACTCTAATAAATACAGCCACAGGGGATACAAAGAATCTTGTCAGGTTTTATCTATTAACAGGCGCAAGAATATCTGAGCCACTACAAAAGAACTTTACTTGGAGCGATGTAGACTTTATGAACAATCGCATATCAATGACTCGCAAAGGCAATAGAAAGTCTTGGGTCAGTGTATCGCAATCTGCTATGGATATATTGTATAATTGGATGGACAGGGAAGCTCCTATACCTTACACCGATTCATATGTTAGAAGTAGATTTGAAGCTCTAAGAGATGAGACTGGTATACAATTTACTGCGCATGACCTAAGAAAAGCTTCAGGAGCAATATTATTACGTCAGGGTGCTTCAATATTTCATGTGTCCAAGTTTTTGGACCATACAAGCGTTGATATTACTGTAAAATATTATGTTGATCTTCTAAATGAAGAAAAGCGTGAACTGTATGAGTCTGTAGCTACGCATTTAAGTTCTATCGTTAGTGAAGTTTAGCTCTATATCATATAGCCCTGATGCAACCTCGGTTGCAACAAAAGGATTGTTCGATGAGAATGCGTATCGATATTCTGAACCATCTTCAATAAGTATGCGTTGGTCTTTACCCTGACTAATAATATTCTCCACAGAGTCTTTTACAGTCTCAGTTGCTAGACTTAATTGATATTGATAGAACTCTTCATCGTCATTTTCTTTGTTCGCATACTCATATCCACTATAGCTTTCAAGTACACTAGTCCTGGGTTTAGCACCAGTTTTAATTCCCACATCAAAGTTTCTTGGTAGCTCATAACGCTCACCCATAAAGATTTCACTAAGCTCTACATCAAAACTACCAGATAACTGCAACAGTACAATATCTGTGGTTACAGGGCTAGAACTAAAGTCTATGATTGTCCACCCTGAAGATGATATTGTGCTTTCTTTTATAAGACCCAAGCTATCATTTGGGTTGTCTGCGGTTAAGAAGATATTGCCATTGCTAGTAAGAAACGTTTTACTTGCAGATGTCAGGAATACTACATTCTTATCCGTAGCGAATACTTTTACAGTTGCAGCAGTATTGACAGTAGGAGCATGAAATGCAATGAAATCGAATGTAGATGTACTAGTGAACTCGTAGCGAAGTCCAATATCAGTATTTGTATCCGCAGTCTTAAATAGTTTATTGTTTGACGTATAAAAGGTTTCATTTGCTGAAGTCTCAAATGTCTTTAGACTTGTAAAGTCTGTTTGTAGTGTATCTCTATAATCATATAGAACACTTGGTGTCTTGGTTGTATAGTCCGCTTGAAAAACTGAAGTAGCAATACTACCAAACTTACGTGCCTCTAAAGAAAATAGCGTAGTGTTATCACCAAAGTCTACTGAGACTGAAGAGTTGATAAACCCTTCTGTGGGTGGATTTAAGTCTATGGTATCTGTATATAGAATCATATCTGGCGCATAATGAACGTACCACTTGACCCTGCTGTTCCACCTGTACCTCCTGTTGAACTTCCTCCTGCGCCACCTGTTACATCTACATAGCTTGAAGAAACACTAGTGGTAGATACAATTACGACACCACCACCATTACCACCTCCACCACCACCGCCATCACCATCTGCACCAGAACCTGTATATCCATTGCCACCTGCACCACCTTTAGCTTCAAACTTTGCACCGCTATTTAGCGTGATTGTCTTTGCACCTACAACAACGAAGCCTCCTCCGCCTCCGCCACCGCCACCTCCGTGACCTTCAGATGCTTTACCACCGCCACCGCCTCCGCCTCCGCCTGCGCAAGAAGGTCTGATTGTTTTTGGTGTGTCATCAACTCCATATAAATCACGCATTGTAAATAATACACTTGGATCGGTATGTGCAAAATTAGTCTTTTTGACTGTCGCACCACCTGCTGTGCCACCACTACCTGCGGATGTACCTCCAAATAGAGTTTGACCTGCACCACCTGCTGAACCATTATTAGAGTTTATACAAGGATCAGCACTACCGCCAGTTCCACCATTAAAGTCGCTACTTCCACCAAGACCACCAAGCGCACCACCTCGTAAAGTTCCTTCTGATGCACTTGCTCCTCTTGAGCCACCATCTTCAACACCGCCATTACCACCATCGCCACCATTGTTTGTGATTTTACCACTAGCCTGCATCGTAAGTGTACCAGATACAAATATGCGATATCCATTTGCATCGATAGTTGCACCTACGTCTAAATCAGTATAATATTTATCTTCAGTTAAAGTTATGTTGCCTGATACAGTTGCAGAGCCATCTGAACCATCGCCAAACATCGTTGTGCCAATAAATGTATTAAGGTCTTGTCCTCCAAGTAAAATTCTTTCAGCAGACATAGTTCCTGCACTTACGCTTGATGCGTTAAGATTGGTTACCGATACTACTGATGCATTCAGCGTACCTGTTTGTATGTTGCTTGCGGTAAGTAAGCCTGTAATAATTTTACCACCAGATATAATAGTATTATCTAAACTACTTAAGCCCTGAGTCCCTGTGTGGTTAGCCCTGCTTTTTAAGTCAGCATCAGAGCTATTCGCAGTAGCATTAGTAGGTGCAAAATCACCTGTATTGGTAACAGTTATACTACCATTGATTGATAACGTACTTCCATTCCAAGAAAGTTTATCGCCTAAAGAAAAATTAGAACTACTATCTATATAGAATCCTGTATTAGAATTATTGTGAGTGCCTGTACCTGTATGTATCTTACTAGACGTTAAATTGATACCACCAATCTTACCTGATGTTGCTACAATCTCGCCCTTTAGATATATGTTGTCACTATAAAGACCAAAACCTGAAAGCTCTGAACCACCATTGATATCGCTATCGGTAATACCGCTTAACTTACCAAGCCTTACCTTGGGCATTGACGTTGTCCATTCAGAATACGAGTTGACACTTGATTTAATATCGATAAACGGAGCGTTACTATCATCAGATGTTAGATAAATTATTCCATCTCGATTAGAAGTATCTCCATTATTTCCTATTCTTACAAATTCATCACCTGAAGATGGTGATGTGGTATTGTTAAAGCCTGCGTTAGTTACTGTCACTGTATTGTTTGAAACTGCTGTTACTTCATACACTAACTTCTTAATGATGTTGGCTGCATCTCCTGCAGCACTAGGAGCAACCAAAGCACCAGGATTCACTCTTTGCATCATAATAATATCACCATCAGCAAATGGACATATACTGTTACCTGACGCATCTTCAAACGTTATTGTTCCGTCATCATCCGAAGCACTTAATCCACTTGCACTTTCTACTTTCGCTGCTGAAGTAATGAACACAGCACCATTGGTTGCTCGTAATTGCTGTATTAAAAGCTCAAATACAGAAAGTGTACCTCTAATAGTTGCAGAAGATACTTCTAGGTCAGCAGCATTACTAAGCTTCCAACCTGATCCTGCAAAGCCAGAACTAAAGCTACCTGACGTTAAGTCGCTACCTGAAACTATCGCATCCCCTGCTATCGTTACATCAGCACCAGAGAATGTCATTGCTGTAGTAGTGCCTGATTTTAAAATTAAATTACCTGAAGTATTGGTTGCAGATCCATAAGTAGTACCTGCATCTTTGAAGAATACATCACCACCATCAGCATCTAATACGATATCTGTTCCTGCGTCTAAGGTAATTGTACTAGAATTGTCTATTTCAGCAATTATTGGTGTAGTTAAAGTTTTATTTGTAAGTGTTTGTGAATCCGATGTTCCTACAACATTACCAGTAACACCATGAACTCCTGATGTTGGATTATCCACCTCGCTACCATGTGCTAGATTACTGATAGTATTGTTGTCTGCATCAATGGTCTTGTTTGTTAATGTCTGAGATCCTATTGTAGACACTACTGTTATTCCATCAAGCTGATTAAGTTCGCTTGTATTCGCAGTGATACCATCGAGTACGTTAAGTTCCGCAACTGATAACGTAGCTCCATCTAATATATTAAGCTCTGCAGCAGTAGACGTAACTCCATCTAGTATGTTAAGTTCTGCGGTTGTCGATGTAACTCCATCAAGGATATTGAGTTCTGCGGTTGTACTTGTTACACCATCGAGTATATTTAGCTCTGCAACAGATAACGTTGCTCCTGTCAGTATGTTTAGCTCTGCACCGCTTGATGTTATAGTCACTCCCCCCTGGAGTAACGATGTTCCTGACTTAGCCCCTACAGTTGCTCCGCTAATCTCTAACGCTGTTGTAGTACCATCTCCATCAAATACTACACGTTTTGTGGATGCATCTACACCATCTGTGTCTCCTACGTGAAGTAATTGTGTATAACCTGCACTGATCGAGGTATCGGTAAGTGATGTATTCGCTGCCATTATGCTAATTGCTCTATCATTTTAACGTTCATATTATATGCCTGGTATGCAACCTCAGTGAACTCAAAGCTTCCACTTAATGCTCTCACCCAATGATAACTACTATCATCATAATATAAGAACTTCAGGAAGTTTGTACTGATTGCATCTCGCATAGATTCAAAGTTTGTCTTATCGGTCTCTGTTAGATTACTGAAGGATATTTCCCACATACGCTTACCATCGTGTCTCTTGTTTGCGTATTCGTTACCACCATAGGATTCCACTACATCAACACCGAACTGCTTAGATTCTTTGCTGTTCAGATTAGGATTGAATGGAAATGTCAAGGTTTTGCCTAATATTACTTCGGATAAATTTATGATTTCAGCGACAGTTGCAACTAAGAACCAATTTGCTTTGCTTGTTTCTGTAATGTCTAAAATGTTCCAACCTGCACCTAAAGAAGAATCATTGCCCAATGATGTACCTAGGGTAACATCATTTGCATCTTCAGGATATATATTTAAAGTGCCTGAGCTTGCACCTGTAAAATACAATGCAACTGTATCGATAGATTGCGCTGTAGTAAAATCAAATCGTATCCCATCGTCTGTGTTGTACGATGTAATAGCATTGGATATGTTTTGATCTTGCGCATAAAGCTCGTTGGTTATTGATGAAGTTGCAGTAAACGCAGTACCTGATACTGTGCCATCGGTTAGGGTTGCGTTGTATGTTCCTGCTGAATCGTATATAAATTTCTTTGCCATTATGAGACCTCAGTGCATTTAATGTCTATTGAATTTGGTGTTTTTGATATATCATCAATAATAAAATAATCGCTAGTTGTTATTGCATTGCCATATGCTTTTAAGTCTGATGGGAAATTAGTAAAATTAACAATATCACCAATCTCCAAATCGGAATATCTAGGTTTTAATATTGTTAACTCAACTCTATTCTTGCGGTCTTTAAACCAGTTTAAATAGCAATCTCCAAGCTTTTGTGCTGTAGTTGTATCCTGTATAGAGTCTGCATCAAGTTTTAGTTTTTGCGCTTTAGAGCTTGATGAATACTTTGTTTTGCTTGTAGCATCTGAAGATGTGTCTGATAATAATGTCTGCTCAGTTCCGTAATCATATCTATAATTAATCTCTACCTCATTTCTTATAGAGTTTATACTTGACCTTGAAAATCCTTTAAATAGACAGTCATTAAAATCTACAGTTCTGTCTGCACTTGAATACTGACTAGTTTGAAGCCTCTGTCTTAAAGTAGCTTTACCCTCCGAATTAAAAAAGAAATACAGACCTGACTGCTTACATATTTTTTGAATTAGGCTTATTCCGTCTATAAATTTGTATTGTGAGAACGCAAACTTTACATCACCAACTGTATCTATAAAAGCTGTTCCTAGCTTACCATTTGTAGTGTTTCCTATACTGTCAAATGTTTCATAATCAATATCGCTAGAGCTTAGACCTAGCTCAGTTCGTAAAATATCTTCAATGATATAAACAGGATTTTCTATTAAGTCATCCTGATCATATCCATTATTTCTTGAATTTGCATCAATCCAACTACCGAACTTTCTACCTTTTGCGTTAATATATAGTACATTGACTTCTTTAGGTGCTGTAACGTCTTGATGTGTAACTATTCTGTGAGTTTGCAATATAGTTTCGTGTGTATCATCACGTCTACCATCAAAAGCATCACGAGTGCTTACCATAACCTCATAAGGTTTTTGTATGTATTCTACAGTTTCAACAACTTTACCAAACCCTTGTTCAAGTTTATACTCTACTTCTATTGCAGCTTCTTGAATTAAGAGAATTTGACCTACATCGCTTGTATCGTCATTTAAAGTTATTGTAACCTGACCTTCTAAAGCCCAAGAATCTTTATTCGCTGTTGATATCGAAGAAGTAAAATCAAATTCATTAACAACATATGCGTTTGTATCGCTCCAAGCCCAACTTAACGCTCCACCTAAAGCTGTTATTCCATGTGCAGTGCTTGGAGCAGCACCATCCATTTGCCAATAAAATATTAACTTAACACTAACTATTTCTCCTAAGTTTTGAAATTGAGGAATTCCAAATGACAGTGTATCTAAAAAACTGTTATCAGCTTTTGTTTGCATGGTTGCAATAGCTGTAGAATCGTAAAGCATTAAGGAGTTCTATCTACAGCATCTTGCTGTCCTGTTAGGGGTTGATAGGCATAAAAATCTCTGCTATTAAATCTTACCACTGGGGTATTTGAAGTTACAGACACATTAGAACTTTCACAGGCTGAATAAAAACCATCCTTGTAGTGAAATAAATTTTTAGCGTAAAGAGTATGAAGTGATACGCTATCAGGCTTTGCTTCAACATTTCCTGTAGTTTGGTTGTACTGGTTAGTGACAACAGCAGGTGCTTTAGTTTGGGATACATACTGATCTAATGGAGATGGTAGCGAACTATTAATACTAAAGTCCCCATATAGGCAAGGTATTGGGATACCTCTGTTTTTCTCTGGTGCATTCTGAAATGCCCCTTGAGTTAATGCTGTGTTTGGAACTTCACTATTATTTCTTGAATTTAATGATTGAAATCTTAATGTAATTTTATTTTGATTGTACGAAAAATCACCACTTATAATACCTGTACCTAATATTTCAGCATCAGAACTGCCTAAGTTCTCATCGTTCATATATAATTCCCATTTTCTGTTTTCGTAGTTATTGCTACTAAGCAAATCGCTAAATCTAGAACCCTCTATTGCTTTATCGGTATTTATAATTTGAACATTCCAGGTTCTTTGGTTCGCTGTAAAATTATCTACACTTAGTGTATGATTAAAAGACCCCCAACTTGCAACAATTCCATGATAAATATCTGACCCAATAGTTCTGTCTTTGTCCGATATTCCAGTAAAGTTGGTTTCGTCTCCGTAATAAAGCTTTAGATACCAATAAACCTGCGTACTGTCTTTCTCTAATCCATTTTCTAGTGTTGTGTTAAAATTAAGCAACCCTGACTCCACTTCTATTTATCGCAGGAATTAATTCGTTCCTAAGATAATCTTCCTGAACAATGCCACCATGTATATTTACTGTGACATTACCTGCTTGTCCTGTCTCATTCATACTCGAAAGATTATCAAG